GAAACTCCTGAAAGGAAAAACTATGGCTAGACCGACACGACTCGTAGTGGATTGCTCCACAGGAGTGAGAACTATTGAGGAATACACCGATGAAGAAATGGCGCAGTTTGAAGCAGATGCCGCTAGATATGCCGAAGAACAAGCAAAACGACAAGCAGAGATAGAAGCCAAAGCGGAAGCCAAAGCATCTGCTCTTGCTAAACTTGAAGCACTTGGTTTGACCGAAGAAGAAGCCAACGCGCTTATTTCTTAATCTAGGAAGGTCGGCAGATGACTACTACCTATCGGTATTTATTTGCCGACTTACTGACTAACGAAATAGTTGCGGAAATACCTTTAACGGGAGTTTCTTTTAACCAACAGTTAAATACCGCAGGAACGTTTCAAGGTCATATTCTTCTATCGGGTATAAATACATACGGCTATAACATTGACGCCGCAACTCTTCCTGCGCGTAACGCTATTTATGTGGACCGCAATAACGAACTTGTATGGGGTGGCGTTATATGGCAACGTACTTATAACTCCGATAGCCAAGCCTTATCTATTACCGCGCGCGAGTTCGAGAGTTATTTTGAGAAACGCCTTATTACTACTACCGAAGCATTTACTAATACAGACCAACTAGAAATCGTTAGAACGCTCGTAGATAACGCGCAAGCCGAACTATATGGCGATATAGGCGTTATTACGGGAAGTGAAACGTCAGGCGTACTTATTGACCGTACTTATTACGATTATGAGTTTAAGCAAGTCTGGCAAGCGATGAAAGATTTATCCGACCAAGATGACGGTTTTGATTTTAATATTAAAGTTGAATACGACAATATAACTAACGAGCCTACTAAAACGTTAGTACTTGGTTATCCGCGTACAGGGCATATAGATACGGGCGTAGGCGATTTAGATACAAACGTATTCTTATTTCCTGCTGGAAATATTACGGCTTATGAATATCCTGAAGACGGTTCTATAACTACTAATAGTCTTTACGTTACAGGCGCAGGTTCTAACGAAGGAAAGTTATTAGTAAACGCGCTTGCTAACGATTCTTTTACAGACGGCTTTCCGCTTCTACAAACTACTATTTCCTATTCCGATATTACTGACGTTAATGTTTTAACCGAACTTGCTACAGGACGCGTATTAGCGTTAAGCGAACCACCACCAATTATTAAAATAGTAGTTCCTGCTTTTATCGAACCTGAATACGGTTCTTACGCTATCGGTGATGACGTTCGCCTTATGGTTACAGATGAGCGTTTTCCCGAAGGATTAGATGAGATTTACCGTATTGTAGGACTTAACGTTGAACCTGGTGAAGACGGACCAGAACGCGTAACGATTACTTTAACGATTACTACTAACTAGGAACGGCTATGGCATATATAAATCAACCGCCTGACTTACGCGTAATGATGAACGATATTTACCAGCGTCTAAATAAGTTAGAAACTGCGCAAAGATTTACCGCGCCTAACGTAGATTTTGATACGAATACTCCTACAAATCCGCGTATAGGCGATATTTTTTATGATACTTACGCCGAACTTCTAAAGTACTGGGACGGTACACAATGGGTAGAAATAGCGGATAACTTAAACTCTACAACTATAAATACTTTTAATACAACAATACAAAGTACTAATAATAATATGGTTTATACGGGTACGCCTTGCGATATAGAAATACAACGTATCGGCAAAATGATTACGGCTAACGCGACTATTACGTGTACGAATATCTCGAACTTTGGTACGGGACAAATATTTATAGATATGCCTGTAGGAATCCCTACGCGTTCGCACGATTTAGCCGCAGGTGGTTATCTCGTAGACGGCGGTACTACGTATACAATTTTCGGCACGTTAGGCGCAAGCGCAAATAAAATGTATCTCTGGCACCCGACTTCTAACGGCGGTTCAGATATTCTCGACTATAACTCACCTGCCGTATTAGACACGTCAAGCGTTATTAACATAACGGGTGTCGCTCTGTTAGCATAATGCTATGACAGTTACAGAATGGACAGGGTTAGCAGTTAGCGTTACAACCCTTATGAGCGCGCTCGCCGTTGGCGTTCGCTTTTTAGTTAAGCATTATTTATCCGAACTAAAGCCTAACGGTGGTTCTAGTATGAAAGATAAACTCGGACAGATAGACGAAAAAGTAAATAAGTTGGAAGGAAGAATAGATGAAATCTACCAGTTCCTTATTAAACGCTGATTTAATCTTAACTATCGCAAAAGAAGAACTACAGTACGAAGAAGGTACGAATAACGATACTAAGTATGGTAAGTGGTACGGGCTTAACTTTAATCCGTGGTGCGCTATGTTCGTATCGTGGGTATTTAATAAAGCAGGAGAAATAAAGCGCGTACAAGCGTCAGGCGCAAAAGGATTCGCTTCTTGTGACGCAGGATTAAAGTTTTTTACTCGTAAGAAAAAGTTAGTTCCTATCGGTCAAGCGCAAGTAGGCGATATAGCCTTCTTTCAGTTCGATACTGACGCCGAACCAGACCACGTAGGAATCGTCATAAAAAATACGGGTAAAGCGTTAGTGTGTATTGAAGGTAATACTTCACCAAATAAAAAAGGCTCACAAAGTAACGGCGGTGGCGTGTATAAAAAGAAGCGTCCGTATTCGCTCGTTATTGCGGTAGCCCGACCATAGGAGAAATATGAAAGCCCTAACAAAATCACAGAAGGCAGTACTAAAGTCAGCACTTCGCCACTTTATTCTCGTAGCGTTACCTGTATGGGAAGTTAGCAACGGCGATACAAAAGCCTTTATCTACGGACTTCTTGCCGCAGTAATCGGTCCAGCGATTCGCGGTATTGACAAAAATGACCCTGTATTCGGTAATGTTGCCGACTGGGTAGAAAAGGATTTGCGAAAAAAAGCAAAGCCTAAGAAACCTAAATAAAACTACATATCGGAGTAGCCCGAAGAACTAAGGGGAAGAGTTCTTCGGGCTATTTATTTTTCGGCGTGTTTATACTCTTTAGTAAATCTTTCCGTGTACTCTTCTCGTATGTCTTTAGAGAAATCTATAGAAGAGTTCCGCTATAAAGGTACTCTTGGTGTATGTCCGTTTGCTAAGTTGATTTCTACTCTTAATGCGGCAGATAAAAAAGCATTACTAAGCGCACTAGAAAAACGAATACCTGACGTAACACTTGCTTCGGCTCTACGTAAAGAAGGTTACAAAATAGCCGAAATAAGTATTTCCCAACACAGAAAAGGTTTATGCAGATGCGAGAACAAGAGTTAAGGGCAATACTCGAACAACGCCAAATGAATCACGGCGATTTCTATAGTAACTTTATTACTATCGGAAAAATCTGGGGTGCGCTTTTAGGTATAGAACCTATCGAACCTTATAAAGTCGGTTTAATGATGGACGCGTTTAAGACCGTACGAGCCTTTAGAAATCCTGAACACGAAGATAACTGGCTAGATAAGTTCGGTTACACCGAACACGCGCGAAGTTCTGCGTTTTACGATAGGACTAAAAAGAAGTGAGTTTAGAGAAGCGAATATCTGAAATCCCCGAAGAAGTCGCTTCTGAGGATTTAGACGAACTACGGCGCGCGTTAATCAGAACGCAGAAACAACTTAAAGACGCGAAGCAACGTACGGAAGAGTTAGTAGCGGCAACACGGCAAGGCGCGTATGACGCTATGTTGGCTATGGGACCAATACAACCCGTACGAGATGTTGTACAAGATAAGAGTAAGAAAAAAGCGGAGATAGCCCTATGGCACTTAACCGACTGGCAAGGCTCGAAGAAAACTACAACTTATAACTCGAAGGTTATGCGCGAACGCGTATTTAACTTTATAGAGCGCGCTCGCCGTATTACGGATATACAAAGAAAAGACCACCCCGTAAAAGAGTGCGTAATCCTTTTTGGCGGAGATATGGTTGAAGGTTTATTTAACTATCCTGCGCAGTTACACGAAGTAGATTCGACTTTATTCGAGCAGTACGTAACCGTTAGCCGTCTAATCGTAGACGCGGTAAGAGAAGCCCTAACTATTTACGAAAAAGTTCTAGTAGTAGCCGAATGGGGAAATCACGGACGTATCGGTAGTAAGCGCGCAGACGTACCGCGTAACGACAATATTGACCGTATGTGTTACGAGTTAGCGCGACAGTTATTAGCAGACGAAAAACGAATAGTTTGGCAAGACTGCCCTGATGATGTTCAGAGAGTAGAAATCGGAAACTATCGCGCGCTACTTATTCACGGTGACGAAGTAGGAAGAAACGGTTTCGCTAGTCCTAACGCAATAGTTCAACACGTAAACCGTTGGCGTAGCGGTGCTTATCCTTGGGCATTTCGTGATGTGTATATCGGTCACTACCACACACACGCTTGCTGGCCTATGGCTAACGGAGAAGGTTCGGTTTACCAGACTGGTAGTACAGAAAGCGATAATCGCTATGCGAGAGATTTACTTGCGGCAAGTGCTACGCCGTCACAAAGACTTCACTTTATTGACCCCGTGAAGGGAAGAGTTACTGCTGAATATAAGGTTTGGCTTGATTAAGAAACTCTGACGTATCTACCGAATCGTCAATACTAGGAGAATGTTCAATAGAGCATTTACCGCAGTTTAGGCACATTACTCTTCGTCATCATAGTCATCACCGTAGTCGCTAGTAATCAAACGCATATCGGTAATATCAATGTTATTCGCTTTAGCGGTACTAATCGCTTCCTTGAAAGTTGTGAGTGCGCGGTTAGTAATATCATCAACCATATCTGGGTATTCGGCTTCCGTTCCAATAGATACGTTTAAGCCACCCATACGAATCTCTACGTGTGTGTATGTTGATTTTCCGTTTGCCATAGGTAAATGCTAACTCCGTTACGGTCTATCGGGTCAAGTAATCCGAATCCCTAGACGGGCAACGGCGTGTCTAAGCCCGATACCCCTAAACCCGTCCCGAACTCCCCTACGCGCCTAAAAGTGGCTCTAAAGCCCGTATAGCCCGTTTACGGGGTATCTAGGGGAAGGCGCGTTTTCCTTCCTATTGGTAAAGCGTTACGGCTCACCGTAAGATTTCCCTAGTACTACCAGAAAGCCCCTATCGCTCGTAGTAGTCGGAAACGATGAGAGCAGGTACGCAAGTAAGGGAACGTACAGGGACATTGAGAACTACATAGAGATAGCGTTACAAAATCCTAAAAACGAAACAGCGTGTGCGCTTCGGCGTACACGTTGTAACGCAATAGTCGCGTATTGCGTCTGAAGAGTTAGCGAAAGGGATAAATAAATGAAACTTGCAGAAGGAATGACCGCACAACGTACTAACTACGGCACTACATACGTTTATAAAAACGTACGTATCACAAAATCGTATAACGGCTACCACTTCCGTGAAGAAGTAATCATTATGGAAACAGGTAGAGCAGTAGTAAAAGATAGTTATACGCAGTACCAGTTAAAAGACGCACCAGCGACTATTAACAGAATGTTAGATACGGGTTCGTATTACGTAGATTCGTTAGGCATAGTTCGTCTTACCGAATCACGTAAGCGCGAAATACGAGAAGCGCGTATAGAAATATACGAAAAAGAAGTAACAGAGTTACACGATAAAGTCGAAATGTATCTACGCCATAAAGAGTATGAAAAGGCTCAGAAGTATCTAAACGGTCTAATCGAAAAACAACAACGGCTAGATACTTATAAGTCAAACTTAGAAGAAGGGAATAAGTAAATGTTAATAAGTCCAAACCGCTTTTGCTGTGTATGCCGATTAGTTAAACGCGCATACTCCGAACAACTTTACGCAAACGGGCTTTACGGCTTCTATTGCGAAGAGTGCGATAAGAAAGAAGGCGAAACCGCGCGGTAACGCGCGGTCTTACGGTAAACGCCGTAACTGACGAGCCTACTCGCAGAATAAAAAGGGATAAATAAATGCTTACACAAAACGTATCTAAAACTGAATATAAGTTCACTTCTCGTAGCGGATTCTTTAGAAACGTTACGGGTTCTGTTTACTTAGATAAAGAAGCGTATATCGGCGTAGCAACTAACGGCGATAAAGGAAACGTCTTAGTTAAATATCTAACTTGTAACGTAGAAGTTATAGATTTAACCGATTACCTAATAGAGAAAAAACCGTTTCTAAAAGTAGAGTGGCGTATTACTTATAGAACTTGGTCGCGCGGTAAGGGAACTTACGGAGTACGCGACCACCGCCACGTATTAGATAACGACATTGTAGATTCGATACTAGGTAAAGAAACTCGCCTAGCACTACAACAAGAACTCTTCTTAACGCTATCGAAGCGTTTAGTAGAAGGATTAAATGCGTTAGGCGAATACTTAGATACACCAGAGAATCGCGAGATTCAAGAAAGCCGTAACTATAACGACCAGAATAACTGTAAACAATGCGGCGAAAACTTCTATGACGCTCACTCTCCTATCTGCTCGCTTTCGGACGATTACCGAAAGGATATGTAAATGACTAGGAGAGATTTTGAGTTAATCGCGCGAGTTATTAAAAGCGCGCGCGGTCATAGCGTAGATACGGACGCAGTTTTAGATTCCGTAACAATGCGATTCGTAGGCGCGTTACGCGAAACTAACTCAGGATTTAACGAAGAGAAGTTCGTTAAGGCTTGCGGATACGTAAAGGCGTGAAGGCGAAACCGCGCGGTAACGCGCGGTCTATCGGTAAAGAACCGATACTGACGAGCCTTCGTCAGAATCTAGTAAGGGATAAGTAAATGCCAAAAAAACTACAACCAGAAACTAAAGTAGACGGTACACGCGCTATGTTTACTACAGGACGTAAACCAGCGTTCGATACGTTAGGTAACGCTACAGAGAACGCTCGTACCGCCGAAGAAGCGTTAAGCGAAGCAGGGCTTAACTGGCAAGTATTTAAGTCAGAAGAGCCAGTTAGCACAATGGTTCCTATGTTCGGAGATTCGGCTATGGAACAGGGTTCGTTAGAAGAAGTTACGTACCCAGATAAGTACATTACGTACCGCTATAACCCACTTAACAATAAAGCGCAAGCGTTAGGCGTAGTCGGTTCGCGATATACACCCGTACAAAACGAAGAAGCGTTTTCGTTTCTTAACGCCGTAGTAGACGAATCAGGCGCACAGTTTACGAGCGCAGGAAGTTTAGACGGCGGTAAAAAAGTATTTATGTCTATGAAACTACCCGAAGGTATTCAAGTAGGCGGAGTAGATAACGTAGATATGTACTTGCTAGCGTGGAATACCCACGATGGCTCTAGTTCGTTTAGCGTCCACGTAACACCGATTCGTTTATGGTGTACAAACCAAATCCGTATGATTATTCGTACGGCTCATAGTTCCTTTACACACCGTCATACTCCCCGTATCGGCGGAAAGATTCAGGTAGCGCGCGAAACTCTTAAACTTACATTTAAGTACGTAGAAGAGTTCGAGCGCGAAGCGGAATCGCTTTTATCTCAGAAGTTCTCAGATAAAGAGTTTTATAAGTTAGTAGAAACTCTTATCCCGATAGACGAAGAGAGCGAGCGCGCTCGTAACGTAGCCGAAGAAGCCCGACAGAATCTTGTAGGACTATGGAAAGCCCCTACGCAGGAAAATATTCTCAATACAAAGTGGGCGGCATATAACGCGGTAGCCGAATACGCAGACTGGACTAAGCCAGTACGCGGTTCGGATATTAACGCCGTTCGTGCTACTAAAACGATTACAGGATTAGCAGACCGCTTTAAGAATAAGGCTCTAACTCTTCTTTCATAAGACTATAAATAAGAAGGCGCGCTACGTAACGGTTAGCGCGCCTTCTTTAGTTTTGTCGTACGTCCAACCTAAACTAATCAAGGGAGAAACCAAATGATAATCATTAACGCAGTTCTATCCGTACTCGCTTCGAGTGCGGTATTGCTTTATCTTAAATACGATAACGCTTTCCGCTTAACAGTTCGCGGAAGGCGCGTTTTATTTATAGTCGGAATCTTATTTTTCTTCGGGCTATTTCAAGTTTCCCAAAACTTATATGTCGAGTGCGACTTACGAGATATGAACGCAAGCGACTGTAAGGTGTTTTGGGGATTCCCCTACTAAAAAGAAAGGAAGGCAAATGGCGGAATCAGTAAGAGTTCGCGTTACCGTTGTAGTAGATGTTATGACGGACGCGGACAGGTTTGACGAATCAGTAAATAAGAAAAGCGAAAGAAATCAAATACGCAGAAATGCGGCAAGGGACGGAGTTTATTTAGCACTTAAAGGCTCTAGTTCTATATCTAATCCAGTAATAACAAAATGTCGTCTAGTTCAGGAAGGGATAGAAGATGACGAATAACGCAGTACTAGCGGTAAAGCCCGAACAAAACTTTTGGACGGACGTACAACTTGCCGCACTAAAACAAATCGGGTTAGGAGAAGCACCTAAGGCAGAACTAGGCGCGTTCTTACACCTATCGCAAAAGACGGGACTTGACCCGTTCGCACGTCAGATTTATATGATAAATCGTGGCGGAAGATACACAATACAAGCGAGTATTGACGGACTTCGTATTGTTGCGCAACGTTCTAACGAGTACGCAGGACAGGTTGGACCGTACTGGTGCGGTGAGGACGGAGAGTGGACAGACGTTTGGCTAAGTAAAGAGCCACCCGTTGCCGCGAAAATCGGCGTTATGCGTAAAGGATTTATGGAACCGCTTTACGCCGTAGCGAAGTATGAAAGTTACGCGGTTATAGGACGTGACGGTAAGCCGTCAGGACTATGGGCAAAAATGCCCGACACAATGATAGCGAAATGCGCCGAAGCGTTAGCACTACGTAAAGCGTTTCCGCACGACCTATCGGGAATCTACGTAACCGAAGAAATGGAACAAGTAGATAATCCGACACCTGCGCCGATTAAAGCGGTAGTAGAAATCCAAGCCCAACCTAAAGCAACGGCGATAAACGCTAACGAGTACATAACAAAACTAGCGCGCGCAGTAGACGCTAAAACTTTAGTAACGCTAAGAAATATTTTCAAGGAATACGAACAAGAAAATATTTTAGATGTCGAGTTTGACTTAGACGGAACTAAGACAACGCTACGTGCCGAAATAATGGAGAAAAAGGCAGAAATGGAATCGCGTAATGTCTAACGATTTCCTTTTAATGGAACTCGATTTCACTACGGAACTTACACCTGCGGAACGGTTTGCGGAGTTTAATAGCCGTAATCCGCAGGTGTATACCGCGCTAGAACAAATGACGCGTGAAATGGTTAATCGCGGAAGAAGAAAAATCGGAATCAAGATGTTGTTTGAAGTCTTGCGGTGGAACTATTACCTAAAGACAGATGACCCGAACTCTGATTTTAAGATTAACAATAACTACGCGCCTTACTACGCTCGTTTAATAATAGAGCGAAACCCGACTTGGGAAGATGTATTCGAGTTAAGAACGATTAGGAGTAACTAATGAGTAAAGAAGAACTCTGGCTCGACTTCTTAAAGAAGTTACAACAAAGACCGCCAGCGAAAGAAACGGTAAGTCATACGACTATAACTAAGGTACGAGTAGCGGAGAAACCGTTAATCGAGATACCGATAGATAAGTTGTTTGAGTTCTACGGAAACTTAGTTCTTGCTGGCTTTTCCGAAGATGAAGCGTTAGTTATTACGTGTTCGGTAGTAAATAATGCGCGAACCGTTTAGGTGCTGGTACTGCGGACAATGGCGAGTAGACGAAGCCGAACCGTGTTCTATATGCGGTCATACGGGGAAGGAGAAACCAAGTGGTTACACCACAGGCTATAGAAAACCGCCTAGCGGTACTTAGCAAAGAAGTAGACGAAGCGCATAGGTTCTTAGAAGAAGCCGAACATAACTACCACGCGAAGAAAACCGCGTTTGAGGTAAATATGGCTCACGCACGTATGAAACTCGTAAACGAAAAAATGCGAGTTCAAGACGTGCAAGATACGGCTTTAATATTTTGTCGCGAGCAGTACGAAGCGTTAAATGCGGCAGAAGCAACAGTAAAAGCGGCACGTGCGAACGCAACACGTATCCGCACACAAGTAGACATAGCGCGTTCTATCGGAACGTCCGTACGCGCTTCAATAGAAATGTAAGGGATATAAATGGAAAAGGAAGAGCAGAAAGAAAAGTTAGTTTGTTCTAAATGCGGAACAGATGACTTAACCGTAACACTAGCGAACGGAGAAAAACTACCTTCGTATCGCTACAACATATCTACAGGGTTAGTTACTTGTAATACTTGCGGAAAGGGACATAGATGAAGATAGACGAAATGCTACTGAAGGCTCTTCGTACTTACGATAAGTCGCGAGAGCGTAGCCAGCAAAAAGAAATCGGAGTAAGTCAAATCGGCGGTTGTAGAAGAGCCGTATGGTTTCAACTAAATAACGAGCCGAAGGTAAACGAAACGATTAAGTTACCTGCGTTAATGGGTACTGCGATTCATAAGTTAATCGAAGAAGCGTTAGTAGCCGAAGCAGAAACTAACTGGTCTGACTATATGCTA